AAATTATGACAAAATCAATAAAACAAAGACACACTATGCACCTTTAACAGATGTTTTTGAGGATAGTGGAATTGATATCCAGTTTGTAGACGACTGGAAAGTAAAGATTGGTAAAACATGGTTTGTACATCCATTAGCTTATCGCTCTGGTATTTTAGCAACAGCAGATAAAGCAAAGGATTATTTACAAGATACAGATAAAGAGTCTTTTGATATGGTTGTAATGGCACATACTCATTCTGTTGGCGATTCTGAAAAAGGATACATAAGGCTCATTGAACAAGGTGCTTTTTGTGATGTAAACAAAATGAAATATTCTGATGGTAGATTGCAGAAACCTCAGAAGATGGGATTCGCTATTGTATGTCAAGATAAGAATGGGAATCTTATAAAAGATAAAACAAAAGTTGTTGTATTAGATTAGCCACGAAATACTAATTTTAAGGAGAAAATATAAATATGGATAAAATTTTAGAACTGTTAATGAGTAAATCTGAAATGTTAGCTCCTATAATCAAGGAATATATCAATAAATACAAACCTATGGTATATGATTTGGCACAAGAAGTAGTTGAAGTATATAAGGACTATTCAAATAATACAGAATATCCTACTATTGTGGCTAAAACGAAGAAAAATATGTATGATGCTTATGTTTCCGTTGGATTCACAGAAGATCAGGCTTTAGCTCTAATGATTAATGATAATATTCAGCTTATGAAAAACATAAAACAGATTTCAAATTCTGTAAATAAGAGTAAGACAAAATAAAGTAGGTATGAATGACCTATTAATTATATTTGGCCGACAAAGCCACAAACACATGTGTTGGAGAGTAAATGCTACTCTCCTATTTTATGAAAAATACAGAAAAGAAGGAGAAAATTATAATGAATAAAGTAGAACTTGTAAAGAAAATTACTGAGGTTTCCACTGAAGAAGTAAATCAGAAACAGGTAAACGCTGTACTTGCAGCTCTTGAATCTGTTATTAAAGATGTTGTTCTTGCAGATGATGATGTTACAATTCCTGGTGTTTGTAAAGTGAAATCTAAGGTTGTTCCTGAAAGAACTGGCAAGATTATGAGGGGTGACAGGAAGGGTGAAATATATACAACCCCAGCGCATAAGGAAGGTTCTGTTAAGATTGTAAAATCACTAAAGAAAGTTTTTGGGTGATCTGGATTGGCAGGTGATTAGAATGGAACGATTAGAATATGGAGATTATGAGGGATTTGCCTGTGATATTGCAGATACATTTGATTCATTAGAAGACGAATTTGATGATGTATCAATTATTGCAAAATATGAAGAAGCAAAAGAAATTGTTAGGGAATTGCTGTGTCTTGGATATGATATGGTGAGCATTAACATTCATAGAGAAGAATTTGAGGAATACTATGACGAGTATCGGATTGCATTAAATCAGGATGGTATCTGGTGTGAAAAGTTCAAACGAGCAAACGGATATTTTGATGATGATGCTACTATTACTTATGTAATGGACAACTGCTCTTCTACCGTATTTAAACATATTGATTCAGAAGAAATATATGAAGTGTGTGTTGGTGAAGATAATTTAGACGAAGGATCATACAATGATGTTGAAGACGAAACAGAACACTCATATATGGTAAATGGCAAGTCCGTGGATAAAGAGACATTTAATGAATATGTTTCACAATTTGCTCCTAATTTGGTAGATAATGAAGCCAACGAATTAAAAAATGGCGATTATACTATTTCTGTAAAGTATAATCTTGATGTTGATGAAGCATTGGAAATTATTGCAGATATGGAACGTAGGATGACACGCATGAATGATATTTTCCATGAGATGGATTGTTTTAGAAGATTGTTTAATTGGTAAATTTTGTTGGAAGTATCTGATACTTAATCAGAGTTTATAAAGCAAGACTTGCGTTCAAAAATTGAGCGTAAGTCTTTTTTGTTTAGAGAAGTATATAGTGTCCAATGCGATTTAGGGAAAATCCGTTTAGCTTACTGTTTGTGAAGTTGAATGTGGTGTCGGAACCTGCATTGGAATTTGAGAGAGAGGATATGAAGGTCTAGCTAACTTTCAGAATGGTGGTACTCCGTATCCCACCGCCCTCTTCTATTTTAATTTTGATACGGAGAGATCGGAGAAATATGAATGGGAAAAGCAGTTTATTTAGATGTTGGTAATAGAAAAGTATTAGCAACAAAAATAACTTATAATGATTTGATTATTCTATATAAACAATATATAGAAAAATATAGCAGTGTTCCTATGCTTACTCAATGTTCATCTAAATACAATCTTCCGCAATCAGGAATTGTTAAATCTGTTGTTAAAAATGAGGGTATTTCATATAATGAATTTTTATTACAATTTGGAAAAGTAAGAACTTTAGATGTAAATGGAACACATAAAAATATTAGAGATTTGAAATATGATGACTTGGTTATTTTATATAATCAATATATAAATAAATTTCATGAATTTCCAACAGCAAATAAATGTACATATCAATATAATTTACCCTCAAGACAAATCATTTTAAAAATATTAAAAGATTGCCAAATATCTATTGATGAATTTAATAAACAATTTAGCATAAAAGACAAAAGACGTATTTATGAAGATATTCATATTGGTGATATTATTGGCAGATGGAAAATAATAGGAAAAGGACAAAGTAAACAATCTAAAAAGAATAAAAATATTCCTTATTGGATTTGTCAATGTACATGTGGAAGCGAAATAATTAAAGAGGTTAGTGAAAATGCTCTAAAAAGAAAACAATCATTAAGTTGTGGATGTTTGAGAAATGAGGCCGTTGCAAACTTAAAGGGAAACATTCGTTCACAATCATTTTATGATTGGTGCATAGAGCAACATCATGAGGAATGGTTAAAAAGATGGGACTATGATTTAAATAATTTAGATCCAAAACATATCTCATATTGTGCACATAAACAAGTCTATTTTAAATGTGATAAAGGAATTCATAATAGTACAAAATATGAATTGGCACATGTTTCTAATATGGACATTATACGATGTAAGTATTGTAATTCTTTTGCACAAAAGTTAATAGACGAAAAAGGTGAAAATGCTTTAGAATTATACTGGGATTATGATAAAAACAAACAAAATCCATGGGAAATTCCTGCATATTCAAAAGAACATGTATGGATTAAATGTACTAAAACAGATTATCATGGGTCATATAAAGTTTCTAGGCAAGACGCTTTAAGAAATGAGTGTCCGTATTGCTCTCATATAAGGATTCATCAAAAAGATAGCTTTGCTCAATGGATGATTGACAAATATGGTAAAAATAATTTTGAAAAAATATGGAATTATGATATGAATAAAATTAATCCATTTACAATAGCACCTTCTACAAGAACATCAAAAGTTTGGTTGAATTGTATAGATACAACATATCATCCTCCAACTCATGTATATCCTAATGATGTAAAAAATCATGAACATCATTGTAGTTATTGTGCTAAAAAATCTGTTTGCAAAGAAGATAGTCTTGGTTATATATATCCAGAGTCATTTAAATATTGGTCTGATAAAAATAATAAGACGCCTTATGAATACTTACCATATTCAAGTCAAAAAGTATGGTGGAAATGTAAGGATGATATTCACAAAGATTATATTAGAAGTATTTGTGATAGTGTAAATTATGAGTTTAGATGTCCTAAGTGTTCATATGAAAAAGGTATATCATTTTTACAAGAAAAAGTGGATACATACATTATGGATAAATATGGATATAATACGCTTCATGAACATAATTGTAATATTGTTCCTATTAATCCAAAAACAAATTTTCCATTACCTTTTGATAATGAAATTGTCGAATTGAAATTGATTATTGAAGTCCATGGGAAACAACATTACGAAATAACAGGATTTACACAATTAACAGCAAAGCATTATAATACTACGCCTGAATATGAATTAAAATATCAAAAATGGAAAGATAAATACAAAAAAGAATATGCTTTAAAAAATGGATATTACTTTTTAGAAATACCATATTGGACTGAAATCGACAATACATATCAGTCATTAATAGATAACAAAATTAAAACGATTTTAAAAGAAGCGGTTTAATATTTAATCACTTCTTTTTTTGTTTGAAAGGAAGTGATACTTAATGCCAGAACGCAGTAAACGAATTTGTCTTTATGATGAAGAAAAAGCAAAACATATAAATCCAGAAACATTAAAATTGTTCCAAAAATATCAGATAGATATGTCAATTCGTGATTTATCTAAAAATACTATTTTACAGTATAATTCAGATCTTATGCAGTGGTTTATTTATATGTATAACAATCAATTTAATTTATCTGTAGTCGAGGCTAAAGATGAAGATCTCGAAGAATACTATTATTGGAGAAAACAGCAAGGGAATAATGTTAATAGACAAAAACGTGTAATGGCTTCTATTTCTGCTTTCTATAAGTTTTTGCGTAAGAAAAAATTAATCGTAGAATCTCCTGTTGAATTTATTGAACGTCCAAAAGCAGGACAACCAATTACTGTGCAAACATATCTTACAAAAGATCAAGTACAGTTAATGCGTGAGAAATTACAGGAGCATGGAGATATTCAATTACAGACTTATGCTTTTGTTTCCTTAACTACTATGGCAAGAGTAAATGCTGTTGCAAATTTACGTTGGGAACAGATTGATTGGGATGAAAGAATATTTTCGGACGTATTAGAAAAAGAGGGTAAAATTGTTGAATTATCTTTTTCGGAAGAAACAAAGAGATATCTTGAAAATCTTGTACAGTACAGAAAAGATAATGAGATAAATGATTATGGTTGGGTATTTATTAGTCCTTACGTTACTGAAGATAAACCTATAAATAATGGAACTTTGAATGATTGGTGTAAGGTAATTGGAGAAATGATCGGTGAACCAACACTTCACTGCCACGATTTTCGTCATTCATATGCCACGTTGCTTAAAAATGAAGGCGTAAATTTAGAGGATGTATCTGTTATGTTAAATCATTCTGGAACTGATGTCACGAAGAAATTCTACATAAAAACGGATACTTCCAAAGTTCGTAAAATAAAGGATTCTATCAACATTTGACCCAATAGAACTCCAATTTCAAGGTATAACATTCATAAATTTTGATGTGAAAATCAACTCTACCACTTTTCGGAGTGGTTGTCTGTGGTAGGCAGTAATTAGCGAATGACCGCTGAGCAGTCTGGCATTCTGGAAAGACAGTACATTTCAGGAGAGTCTTTAGTACTCTTCTATTTCTATGTCCTTAGTTTAATTGGGAAAACAACAGACTCCAAATTTGTAAGATGTGGGTTCGAGTCCTGCAGGACATGTTTAATTAACCTAACATCAAAAAAAAGAAAGCAGGCGAATTATGTCGGAAGTATATATGAAATATTCAGATTTTCTTAACTCAGTAACTGATGAAGTCATTTTTGAACTATTGACGGACATCATTTTAAAATTAAAATATGATCCAGAATCAGTTTCTCTTATTATGAGTATGGAAGATAAGATTACTGATAATACTGAGTTGCACGGAAATTTAGATTTAGATATGTTGAACACACTTATAAAAGCACTGATTATCATTAGGAATCAAATTAAGGAATCACAGAAAGGAGAAATGTAATGGATTTAAAAGTTACAAAAAATATTGACAATAATATTTTTTCTGTAAGCATTACAATTGACGCATATGGTAATGAGCAGTTAAGCGAATCTGAAGAACGTGAACTCATCTCCAATTTTCCCGTTAAACTTGCTTATAGGAATCTTATGTTTAGCAGGAATATTAAAATAGAAGGTTCCGTCCCAGTGATTACAGATACAGAGCCAGCTGCTACAGGCGAAGAAAGTAATGGTGTTATAAAAGTTACCCTTCCGCCGCTATCTAATAAGGAAATTTTAATTGACGATAGTTTCAATGCTTATTATAAAGTCGATTATACTAAGATTCCATCTGTGGTACTTGATGAAAATATAATTCAAACAAAGGAAATCATGGCTCAAGCGTATTGTGAAATTTTTGCTGATGTTGTATGCAAAGCAATATCAGATATTATGACAGAAGTAAGGAAGAAAGCCCCTGCTTTTGAGGGTGAAAGCATCGTTTCTGTATAATTTTATGGGAAATTTTGTAAAATCTATTTACAAAAATTTTCATATATGCTAATGTAAAATTATTAAATTTTACGGAGGTGTATCATGAACATAGCAAGTAAAAATAAGCCTGTACAAACCATATTCAACCAAATCAAACGTGGAAATATTGTCTTAACTCATAAACTACAAAGACGTGAAGGGGCATGGAACAAACAACAGAAATCCTTGCTGGTTGATTCATTGCTAAGAGGATATGCGGTCAATCCAACATATACAGTCATAGAAGCTAACGTTCATTCTGTCATTGATGGTGTGCAACGGTTCTCAACATTAGTCGGATTTATGAATGATGAATTTTCTTTATCCAAAAATTTACAGCCAGTCAAAATTGGTAACGATTCATATGAAATCGCAGGAAAAAAATTCTCAAAATTAGATGATCCTGTAAAAGATGAATTGTCTTCTGCTCAAATCCAGGTATATGAAATCACAGAATATACAGATAAAGATATTCGTGAGATGTTCAGACGGCTTAATTCAGGAAAGCCTTTGAATACAGTACAGAAAATGACTCCTGACATGTCCGATGAATTATGTGCTGCTGTATCCAGCATAATCGAGCATCCATTCTTTGAAAAGGTTTTGACGGGCGCACAATTAAAAAGTTCTGTTGATATGGCAATTGCATTAGAAGTCCTCATGTTGAGTGAAATGAGTAATGAATACGATTTTGGCTCATTTAGTAGAACAGACCGTGAGAAATTTATTCAGTATTATAATGATAAAGTAAATGCTGATAAAAACTCTATTATCATACAGTCGCTTGATAAACTAGATGGTGCATTTGACGAAGATGTCAAAATTCCCAAAACATCTATTTCAATGATTATTTATGGCATGTATCGTATTTTGAAAGATAACAAAAGCACAGAAAAATATATCGCTGCTGTAAAAGATTTTCTTGAAAATTATGATAGCAATGAAGCGTATATCAAGTTTACCAAAGAAGGAACTTCTCATGCAGAAAATGTGAAAGGACGCTTGGATTACTTCCGCAACATGGTTAAGAATATTTGATTGTACAAAAGAGCGCAGGCATCTCCCCCACTCTCTTTTGTATTGAATAAGCATCTTGATCTAAAATTTAATAAGATTTTTGAAAGAGTCATGTGAAATATCATGGCTCTTTTTTTGTTGTTTTGAAGAAATAAAAAGAGAATAAAAAAAATATCAGTTATGAGAGAATCGTCAACTTCATTAGTTGGTAACTGAATCAGAGAGGATAACAAAGAATTGCAAACTTTGTGAATGGTAGTTCACGCCCTACTGCCCTCTCTTATTACAAATAAAATAAAGTGCGTGGGAAAGGCGTAAATATGAACGAATTAAAAATTAATGGAACACAAACTTTTATGGGAATTAATATTCCTATTGTTGAAGGTGGATTTGGTAAAAACCGCAGAGCAGTAACTGGAAAAGTCATAGCAGATATTCATAAAATAAGACTATCCGATCTAAATGCATCTATAAACAGGCTAATTGATAAAAACCGCATAAAAGAAGGTATTGATTACATAAATATTCTAAGTGAAACAGTTTCACTTAGAGATTTTGCAAAGGAATTGGGTATGTTGTCTAGATAGTGTCTACACGTGTTAAGCACGGATAGCAGCCCAAATAGCGATACAACGGACGTGTACCGCAGCGATAAAGGCATCAGAAGTCTTGGCATAACGAGTGGCAATCCCTCTCCAGCGTTTCAGGGTAAGGAAACAGTTTTCTACCAAATGACGCAGTTTATAGAGATATTTATCATAGTCGCGCTGCTCTTTGCGGTTTTTCTTCGGTGGGATCACAGGTTCCATTCCTGCCGAAACCGCATAGGCCCAGATATCGTTTGTGTCATAGCCCCGGTCTGCTAGCAGGGTTTCCGCAGAAATACCCTCTATTAGGTGGACAGCTTCTTTACAATCCGCTCGGGTACCTTCTGTAACAAGGATTCGGACTGGCATACCATTCGCATCCACGGCCAGATGTATTTTTGTGTTGAGCCCCCTTTTGTCCTGGACATATCCTGATTGCCACCCTTCGCTCCCGACGCATGGGGATGCACTTTGATATGGCTGGCGTCAATCATCAGCCATTCATAATCCGGCTCGTCGATCAGGATTTCCAGAAGTTTTTCCCAGACGCCTTTTCTGCGCCAACGGATGAACCGCTGATGGACGCTGCCCCATTTTCCATAATCGGGAGGCAAGTCTCGCCAAGGAGCCCCGGTTCGCAATACCCAAAACACCGCATTGATAAAACGGCGGTTATCCTGGGCGATCCCTCCCCACTGGCCGCGCTGTCCCGGCAGATGTGGTTCCAGTAGCGCCCATACTTTGTCACTTATGTCGTGTCGGTGATAGGAAGCATCCATCTTTTTCTCTCCTGTCCTTTAAGATGCTTCCATTTTATCACAATCCATTCACCTTGTGTAGACACTATCTAGTAACAGAACAAAAGATGCTTTTATACTATCTGAACGAGGATATGCAAAATTGGTCAAAGCCATGGATGATGATAAATCGTGGGATGTTATGGATAAATTCATTGATGAATATTTTGCTATGCGACAGGTAATAGATTCTAATGATCAGTTAAAAGCAAAACTACTATTATCTATTTATAACGGTGGACAGGAAGGAATTATTGCTTCAAAGGAATTGACAAAAATAGAAGTTAAAACTGCCACCGCACCATTACTCCAGAAGATTGAAGAAGATAAACCATATACAGAATTTGCAAAGCATGTTACATAATCTAGCGATACTGTTGATGTCGGAGAATTTGCAAAAATCGTTAAAAACGAGCATATTATTATTGGACGAAACAGATTATTTGAGTGGCTAAGAAAAAACAAATATTTAATGAGTAATAATACTCCATATCAGAAGTATATTGAAAATAAGTATTTTGAAGTTGTTGAAACAACTAAAGAAACTGCTTACGGAACAAAAGTATTTACAAAAACTTTGATTACAGGCAAAGGACAAGTTGCATTAGTTGAAAAGCTTAGAAAAGAATTTGGGGTAGCTGCATAATCAACTACCCCTTAGAAGAATTGTTTCATTGGCATACTTAAAGGCTATCGTATGTTATTTACAATAGCCTTTTCATCTTTATTTGTGTCTTAAAGGACATTTCTCAAATTCAAAACAGTTTTCATATTTGTTTTCCATACAGGTTTTTCTCCCAGGAATTAATGCTATGGATGTATCTTCAAGTGTTGATGCGTTTTTATAATCTGTTTGAATTTCGACCTCTTTATCTTGTGTAGAACAGAAGAACTTAGACATATTTATCACTTCCTTCCAGTTCTCAAGATATTTGTATGTTACCGCAGGAACCAATATTTGTCAACAGGTTATCTTATTATTTCACATATTTCACACATATCGTCTAACGGCAAGATATTCGATTCTCCTCGAAAATGAAAGTCCAACTCTTTCTATGTGTTTTCAGACAGTCATCATGGCTGTCTTTTTTAATTGAACAAATAATTTTGAAAGAAGGTGTTTATATGGCGAGGAAAGCCAAAGTTGCCGATGCATCTGATAATTTTGACGATTCTCACGAATATAGATGCCTTCGGTGCGGAAAAGTTTGGGAGAATCCAGTTGGACATTTTTTTAAATCTCCCTGGTCAGAATCATTTGAGAAAAATTCTAAATTTGTTCCTTTATGTAAGGAATGTGTAGGTAATATGTTTTCTTCTTATGAGAAAAAATATGGAACTAATACAGCATGTATTTTTATGTGTTATAAACTAGATATCCCATACTACTACTCTCTTTATGATTCTATCATTAAAAATAATAACAACTTTAGCATGGGCTTATATCTAAGACAGATAAATGGTAGGCAGTATCAATATCAGGATTTCTCTCAATCAATTTTAAATAATGAAGTTGGAAAATCAAAAGATGATTATGAAAAAGAAAAAGAAATAAAATGGTCTAAGCAAGATGCTCAAAATAGAGATTATGCAATTGAAATTATTGGGTACGACCCTTTTGAAGATTATCCAGAAGAAGACCGCAAATTCTTATTCAATCAATTGACTCCATATTTAGATGACGAAGATTCTGCCGAAGATGCTTATAAGTTATCCCAAATTTTGCAGATAGTTAATAATAATAAGCAAATTCATGTATGTGATAAAAGAATCGCAAACCTTGACCCAATTAAAGATGCGAATGATATAAAAGCACTAAATACAATAAAAAAGGATTTAGTGGCAAGTAACGATAAAATTGCAAAGGAAAATGAGATTTCAGTAAAGAACCGTTCAAATAAGGATGTTGGTAAATCTACACTTACATACCTTATGAGAGATTTAAGGGAAAAAAATTTTGATAAAGCAGAAGCAGACTATTATGATCAGCTTCGTGGAGAAGGAACACAATGGGCTATATCTGTATCACAAAAGGCTTTATTGGATCACTGTTTATTTGATGAGAATGATAAAAAAGAAGTATATGAAAATCAATTAAAATTAATTGATGATTTATATAAAGAATTAGATGATAAAAAGGAACAAGTACGTCAGTTATTAATTACTGTTGATGCGTTAAATTCAGAACTTTCAAAGATAAAGGACGGTGCTGAAGATGGCGTATTATAAATTAATGTCCGAAAGAAAAAAGCGTATCTGTGAATTAGATTCTGAAAGCATTGCGTTTTACCGCAGAAACCCCTGTATCGCCTGTGAAGAACTGTTGGGTATAAAGCTCATAGATAGCCAGAAATATATATTACAAGCCAGTTGGAATAAACCTCACGTTTTATGGTGTTGTAGCCGTAACTTTGGCAAATCTTTCTTGGGCGCAATATTTATGATTTTAAAGGCAATCTTATATGAGAATCAAGCCATTTATATTGTATCTTCTGTCGGTGATCAGTCAAAAGAAACATTCTCTAAAATTGAAGAAATTATATTACGGATTGGGAAAACCGCAGCTTCAATTGATTCATTAAAAGATATTGTTGAAAAGGAAACAAAGAAATCTGGAAATAATAAAACGGGTTTTGGTCATGCTCAGTCTGGATTCCATGTTGAATTTTATAATGGTAGTGAAATTTTTACTCTTAACGGGAATCCTGATAATAACAGAAGTAGACGTGCAACTTTAGTTTTTTTTGATGAGGCAGCGTTCTCTTCTGATGAGTTAATTGCTGTCTGTGAAGCATTTGCTACCCAGAATACAGAATTTAAAACTTCTGTTGCAAAGGATTTTAACCCAGAAACATTAAAAAGAAAATGCCCTACTCAGCTTGTATATGCGTCCTCACAGGACGATATGAGCAAAATCTTCTATCAGCATTATAAGAACTTTACCAAAAAGATGATTGCCGGAGATAGAGATTACATAGTGGTAGATATGATTTGTGATACCGCAATAAAAACTTTTATGGAGGGAAAACCATATACTGCCCTTCTTACACAAGATAAAGTTGATGCAGCAATGAAAGCAAATCGTGAAAAGGCTCTTCGTGAATATTACAACCAGCCTACTCGTGATGGCGGTGTAAATCAAATTGTAAAATGGGGAACCATTCGTAGGAATGAATCATTTTATCTTCCACAGCTATGTTATAAACCAAATACAAGAATAGCCTTAGCATTAGATCCTGCTCGTACACTTGATAATTCTATTTTAAGTGCTATGAATATTATTAATGATAAAGATTATGGGTACATGGGTGAAATTGTAAACTGTGTAAACTTTGTAGACCAAACAAGCAAGAAAGGATATAAATTAGATTCTAATAGACAGTTGGAAGAAATCAGAAATTATCTTGATATATATAATGGTATGCATAATGATTATCAGAACATAGATATTCTTTTAATTGATCAAGGTGCAGGTGGAGGTGGAACCTCTACTTATGCAGACGGTTTATTAAATGATTGGGTAGGTCGTGATGGCAGAAAGCACCGTGGGTTAATTGATAAATCGCATGAAATATACAAAGGTTATGAACAGCTTTATCCAAATGCAATAGACAAATTAAGGCTCATTAACCCCAAAAAATATAGGACTCAGATGGTTGATGAATTTATAGAACTAATGAATTTAGGCGTAATTAAATTCCCATATGAGTTCAAGCAGGAATTTATTGCTATGGCAAAAAAAGAGGACGATGATACTGAAACAATTGAAAATTATCAGTTATCAGACGAGGAAATTCTTACATTAGCAAATATAGATTTGATGAAAAGTGAGATTACTTCTATATACAAGTATGAAAATGCAGAAAAAACATCAAAAAGTTATGCTTTAGCAAAAGACAAAGAATCAAAAATGCACGATGACCGTTTTTATACTGTAATTATGTTGGCACATTATTTATATGATTTAAGGCGTGGACAAACTGTTACAACAGATAAACCAAAAGTAAATTATTCTTCTGCTCCAACATTTGCGTCAAGTATAGATTTTTAGAAAGGATGGTGATAAACGAGAATGTCAGAAGAAATAAAATCTGAAACAGATAATATTCAGGAACAATCGAATGAAGATTTTGATGTTATCTTTGTTTCAAAAGCAGACGATGGTACAGTAGTTGCTACTACCCCATTGTCAATTCGTGATCAGAAACTTCAGCTTGCATTGAGTCAGTATGACCCAGAGAACAAAAAGTATTCTGTATATCTTAATGAAGGTATATCACCATCTAAATCAATATCAGTTGAAGAAATCGAAGAACTTTCCACTAATACGCAAAATGATTTGAATAAGGTTTTAAGGATAAATGCCTATAATAGAAAACTCATTAATAAAAATGATATTGTTGGAAAGACAGTAGAATCAATTGACACAAATATCAACACAGAAATCAAACTTACATATGGAAATGTTGATGAGGGAAGAAATAAGAAAAAGAAGTTAGATGAATGTAAACGATTTATTAAGGATTTTAATAGTGCTATCAAAGTACAGCAGTTGACCAGAAACGCAATCACCACTTCTTATGTTGAGGGTAACTGGATTTCTTATTTGCGGCATGAGGATAAAGATAATTATACTGTAGATATTTATCCATTGGGCGTTTGTGAAATTACAGAAACAATGATAAACGGCGAACCTGTTATATGGTTTAATATTAAAGAATTACGTAAAAGATTGCAAAAAGTATATCGAAAAACCAAGAAGAAAAAGCCTCTCATGTTTGAAAATATGGAAGAAGAAGTAAGAAACAGTTATCCAAAAGAAGTTTATGAAGCGTTTATTAACAAAGAGGACTATGCTGTTTTAGACCATAAATATACCGGCATCATTCGTATCAATAATCTTAATCGAAAATATGGTGTTTCTCCTATTTTGAGGGCATATACAGATTTGAGTATGCTTGATACTTTTGCGGATTCAGACAGAATAAACAGCAAGGCAAAGGCGAAAAAGATTATTCATCAGAAAATGCGTAAGGAAACTATGGGACAGGACTATAATAAAGATTTCTTCCCAGAAGTAATGCACACTCTAACTTTATGGATGCCTTTAAACAGAATACAGTCGTTGTTACTTCTCCTCCTACCGTTGAGGAGATTTCTTATGTAGAACCAAAAGTAGAGATGACTTCTAAGGATACTTATAATATTTATCGCTCAAAGGTGTTGTCTACTCTTGGAATACAATTTTTGATGGATAGTGGATCTCAATCTGTTTCTACTGCTTCTATTTCTGTGACACAGCTTATGCGTACAATCAATGCAATATCTGAACAATTGGAAGACATTTTGAAAAAGTGGTATCGCCAGATTATTTTAGATAATGGTTTTACATTGGATTATACACCTGATGTAAATGTTATTGATACAGAGCAGCTAGAAGCGGAGTTAAAATATTCATTGGTTACTCTTCTATTTAGTACAATGAATTGTTCCTATGCTACTGCTTTTGAAATTCTTGGATTGGATATCAATGACGAAGTGCAGAAACGAACAATGGAAAATGAGAAAAAATATGATGAAAGATTT